ATCTTCAGCAAGAATAGAACAATGAATCTTGACTGGTGGCAGTGCGAGTTCTTGAGCAATCTCTGAATTTTTAAGAGCTGCTGCCTGGTCAAGCGTTCGTCCTTTAACCCACTCGGTAACAAGAGAGGATGAGGCAATCGCACTTCCGCATCCGTATGTTTTGAACCTGGCATCTGTTATAATTCCGTTTTCAACTTTAATTTGTAATTTCATCACGTCGCCGCAAGCCGGCGCACCCACCATGCCGGTGCCAATGGTGTCATCAATTTCAAACTTGCCCACGTTGCGTGGATTTTCATAATGATCAATTACTTTTTCTGAATAAGCCATGTGATATTCCTTCGCTGATTATAGCGTATTTACTAACAAGTGTCAATGAGAATGGTTATACGCCGCGGTCTTTGCCGGCAGCCGATTTGGCCGAGGCGGCCACGATGTCTTGTGCTTTGTTTACAGGCATTTTGGGTGCCACGTCGGGAGCCGCACCTTTGTATTTGATTATGGTGGGATTTTGTGAATCCATGGGCTCTAACACACTGTCCAAAGGAGGCTGACTCACAATGCTCACAATGTTTTTTTCACTAACAGGGAAGCCTAAACTACGAGCAGCAGAAATAAATGCATCGGTGCTGATTTGCTTTTGTGCATTTTCATCATCAGCACGACCTGAAAGAAAATCCACTAGACCTTTGAGTTTGGCTGGATCTAGTGGTTTGCTGTTTTCGACTTCGTTGATTCTCATTATCTACGTGCTCGGCCCAATGCTGCTNTGGGTGCTGGTGCACCTGTTTCGAGATCAGCACCCACTGGAGGTACGCCGCCGTCAACTTCACCTGCTGCCATGCCNGCCATTTCATCAGGTCCCATTTCAGCACCTGGCATAGGAGCCGGAGCAGCACCTGGCATGCCACTTGCAGCCATGCTGGTGTCTAGTGCAGCAGGTTGGCCGGTTACCACACCTAGTGCGGCTTCCAGTTGTTGCTTGGCACCTTGTAAGTTTTGCACAAGTCCTTGTAATGCACCAGTAACGTCACTGTTGAATTGTGTGGCTTGATCCATACCAATTTGATTGCGGATGCTGTCTACCAGTGCAGGCAGTTCTTTGAATTGCATCTCAGTGGTGTCTTCCAACATTGATTGCATTTTGTCTACCATGTCTTGTGCAGCCAACACAACTTGTGCTTGCTGAACTTCTGATTCTTTCAAGTAACGGTATGCTCTGCGCAAACGACTTTCGGCAGCCATCATTGCTTGACCAGCTACCATTTTTTGTTCGTCTGGAGTGAGAGTTTGTCCTGCTGCGCTTTTCTTCAACGCCTGCGCCATTTTAGGATCTTTGATATCCACAGTGTTTTGACTACCCGACGGTGGAGGTGTAGTGGCAGTGCTGGTACTGGGATTGGTGCTGGATGAAGTAGACGGAACTGGAACTTGTTCTTCTCGGATGCGACTGGTCAATGCTTGCTCCATCATCACCAGTTTCAAATACGCAGGGTTGCGCTCACTGGTGTGTCGGCTGGGACTACGTTGATGTTCAGCAATCACTCCACGCACCCGTTTCAGCATGGCCTGTGCTTCGCGCACTGTGAGTTTGTTCACAGGCATCTTGGTTCCAAAGTAACTTTCAAATACTCGGGTTACTTGGCGGCTCTTTTTTGGTGTGGCCAGTTCGGTTAATTTCATTTGGCAAATCCTCTTAGTTGTAGATATTTAGCCGAATTTAAACATTTTTCAAGTTCTTGATCCAGCAGTGTTAAGTTTTCAATTTTGGGTGCAAGTTTGGTGCGCACCATTTCACGAAATTCAGGTCTGTTGCTACGATCCGCTTGTCCACGGCGGCAATGAATATCGGCAGTTAGTGTTTGTTTTTTGTTGTCCAGTATGCGGATGTTTTGTGCCAGTCCGTGTTGTTGCAGGTGATCTGCCACACACCATGACATGGCAGTTTTTTTACTGCTGAATGTGCTCACAAGATCATCACTGTGATAGTACACAGCAAATCCTGCTGGTAGTGGTCGTACATGATAACGCCCAAACGCTACATATCCACCGTGCTCATCGTCGATGATTAATTCAGTGTACACACGTTTGAGTTCGCGCTCGGCAAAGCGTTCTAATTTTTGGTCACGAGTCATAGTGTCTTGATATAATGAGTGGCCAGCCACGCCACAACACCCAGCAATGCACCAATAATACCTATGCCCCAGGCAATGATTTGATCGTTGCGTTTTTCGCCCATTTTGCGCACAATACCATGCACTTCAGTGACCATGTGTTTGACGTGGCCAACTTCTTGTTCCACTGTTTCTATTTTGAGTTCCAGCATGCGGTAACGTTCAGCACACAACTCCACGTGAGCTTCAAGACTTTTCTTTTCAATATCCGTAGTATCAACCATGTTCAGGCTCCAATGGCGTATTTATGGCGCTGAACCAAATGTTCTGATTGGTGCCTTGAGCATGCAGTGTGGCAGTGACTACTTCTGCTTCGTCTAAGCCTGTGACCATGGGCACGGCTTCACAGTCTGCTACAAGTCCTGCTAGATCACTGCTGCCAAACTCACTGCTGAGAACGCCCTCTGCTTCTACTTCAAACGCAAAATGCCAGCCATCTTTTTGTTTCACTGGATACACAACATTCATGGGCTGTGTTCTCAGGCTGATGATCTGCAATAGGCTTTCCCAGTTGCGTTGCTGATTGCGACTGCGATTCCATTGGTCAGGCGTGTCAATCACCAGGCCTGTTTTTGTGACAAAAGGCAACTGCTGTGGTCGGAGATGTCCAGTGACACCAGTGAAGGTGCAGTCAAAAAGAGTGCGGCACATGACTTTCATTATGCGCATATTTAACGCCAAAAAGAAACCCTGGATTTTTTACGTCCAGGGTTTGGTTGGAACTAAACTGATTACAGGTTAGTGAATGTTGCACTAGCAGCAACGTTGCCAGTTGGGATACCAATGTTCAAACCACCTGTGGCATTGGCTGTTTGAGCAGCGGTAACAATGGTAGCTGTGGTGTAAGCACCTGCTGGGTAGATGGCCAAGTTGATAACACCTGCCACTGCACCGGCTTGATACATGGCAATAACGCCAGTTTGTTGAATTGCTTGCAACACATTGTTCAGGTAACCGTTGACGTTACCAGCATTGGTAAGGGCAGCGTTGGCTGTGAATGAGAAGAAGTCCAGTTTTGGACCTGCAACTTGTACTGGGCCTTGAGCCGCTACGTTGGCTGTTCCAGCAATACTGCCGTTAGCAACGTCCAGTGCAAATACTGGTTGTGTAGTTCCATTTACTTTTGTAAATTGTGCCATGATAAATTTCCTTTAAAGTTAAGTGGTCTCGGTGGACCTGCTTTTATTTATACAATCGGTAAAAATTAGCCCTGTTGTGGATTGTTTCTAGCCTTGTTTCTGGCTGAAAAGTCAAATCTATTTACTGCTTTGCCGTAGCCTGCAGGGGTAGCAAACACCCAACCTTCGTTGCCGGGCACCTGTTGGTCTAACTTGCCCAGTAGGTCTAGTTTGAGATCGTGCAACAGTTCGAACAACACAAAGGCTACCTGTAGCGCACCTCTGTTGGAAGTGGGACTGTCAAGATATTGTTGTATATTGCTGTATTTTTGCGCAGTTTGTGTGCTCTGTAGCCATGCCTCAAATCCAGGAACCAGGTCACTGAAATTGCCTGTGTAGGCTTGATCGTTGGGATCCACCCGTCGGTTGATATAATCCACTGCCAGTTTGGCAAAATCAGTTATTTTCATTGCACGTAGTTCAGCAGGGTTAAACAACACATTGATTGCTGGCCCATGTGTTTTTAATACTTTTTTAATCATAGCAACATAAGGGTTTTCTGTTGCCACGGGCTTGGCGTATATGGGCAGAATTAAAAACAGTCCAGGCACCTCGTTGAATTTCACGCCACTCAATGGTTGTTTTTCTGCGCCAGCATCTTCGTACATGGTGTGAACTGCTACACCAACTTCACTGTTGAGAATTGATTTGCCCAGTGTGCTGTCTGCAGGAATTCTATAGGTCACAGTGTTGGGTCTGAATACCACCAGTCCAGCAGACTGATAAACCATACCAGGCACAATCTCTTGTTCTGTTGCTGGCAACGGCTGATCAGTCCGGTCCCAGTACATCAAATCACCTTTGACATAGCCTCTGAAATTTTCTGGAGTAGCTGCTTCCAGCAAAGGCCAGACTGTTTGATAGGTAGGCAACAGTGTTTGCACTCGGTTTGCTAGATTGCCTTTGGCAGCAGCGTTGGCATCACGCTGTGAGAGATTGTTGGCAATGGCTCTAGTACTGGTAAACAATCCATCATAGCCCACTGCTCCAAATCCTGAATCATCTGTCAGCACAAACTCGCCGGTCTCGGGCTTGCGGCCAAATACCACAGCAGGCTTGCCGTCCCATTTTACACTTGCTGTTTTTGAATCGTTGTTAAAAGCAGCCACAATGGCCAGGGCTTTGTTTACCCCGGCTGTGCCTTCTCTGAACACATAGTCTTCCAGGTGTTCAATGCCCTTGGCTCTGCCACCTACGCCCACTGCGGCAGCTTCATATATAGTATAAGGGTTGGTGCTGCCACGTTCTACTAGCGGTTGCATGCCTTGGTTCACAATTCTATCACG